CCTGCCGAATGTGCTGGCGCTATCCGCGCAAGGGGGCAGGGATGAACCGCGACGAACTGATGCAGAAAATCACCGCCGCGGGATTTCCGTACACCTGCGACACCGTGGCCAAGATCGAGTGCTTTGAAAAGCTGCTGGAGATTGAGCGCGAAGCCTGCGCGCAGAAGTTATTCAAGGACGGCTGGACCTACGGGGCCGCGCTGATTCGGGGTCAAATCGATGACGAATCGGCAATTAGTTAGCGTTCCACCAACTGCGGAACGTTGCGTTTTTCTCGCGTTCCGGTGCAAGCGGAACGGTGCGGAACGATTGCTGGAAACCCGCATAAACACTAGGTTTCAGCGTTCCAACCATAGCGGAACGCACCGGAACGGTCACCGTTCCGCCGTTCCACCCACCCTATAGGGTGGAACGGTAGCGGAACGCGAGCGGAATGGCCGAATACGAAAGGGAGACATGATCAATCTGACAATGCCGTATCCACCCACTGGAAATCACATGTGGAAGAAGGGGAGAGGCCGAACCTACCTGACTGATGTGGCCAAGCGTTACTACGAACACGTCGGCTGGGCCGTCAAGGAGCAGGGCAAGATCATCAACCTGGATATGCCATTGGCCGTCCATTGCAAGATGGCACCACCTGATCGCAAGCGCCGTGACCTGGAGAACGCCTGGAAGGTGATCAGCGATAGCCTGACCCGCGCCCATGTCTGGCAAGACGACAGCCTGGTGCGACGCCTTACCCTGGAATGGGAAGACGTGCAGGCCGGCGGCCTGGTGCGCGTTTCGATTCAACCACTTGTTGAGAATTCAGTATCATGACGCTAAATTCACAACCGACCACCGGTATGAAGCGAGTCTATGCGGTCAACGAACACGGCAGGCGCATTGGTGAGGCTCACCAGCATGCGCGCCTGACCGACGAACAAGTGGACCGCATCCGCGACTTGCATGAAGAGCACGGGTTGTCGTACTTGCAATTGGCGAAGATGTACTACGTTTCTAAACAGACTATCGCCTCGATATGCCAGTACCAGCGCCGTGCACAGACACCGTTTGGATTCAAAACTTTGATTGTCGAGGATGACGATGGCGAAGTTTGAACTTGTCGATGTGGAATCAAACGGGTTTAAACGGCCTATGACGCCAAAACAGCAAATGTTCGTTCAGGAGTACCTGATCGACCTGAACGCGACGCAGGCGGCCATCAGAGCAGGCTACAGCGCCAAAACAGCGGAAGAGCAGGGATACCAACTGCTTCGGAAAACTTCAGTCAAAGCAGCAATTCAGGCAGCCATGGAAAAGCGGGCCGAAGAAACTGGGATTGATGCCAAGTTTGTACTGAACGGCATCGTCAAGCTGATCGAGCGCTGCGAGCAGGCCGTGCCGGTGCTTGATCATGAAGGCAACCCGACCGGCGAGTGGCGCTTTGAATCCAACAGCGCCATGCGCGGCTACGAACTGCTGGGCAAGCACCTGAAGCTGTTCACCGACAAGGTCGAGCAGTCGGGCAGCATCCAATTGACCGTGGCCACAGGCATCCAGCGTGGCTAGTCGTCACGTAGACCTGGGCTACTTTCCACGCGACTGGCAGAACGAATGCCATCGCCAGCGCAAGCGCTTCACGGTCTTGGCACTGCATCGCCGCGCCGGCAAGACCGAGCTGGCGATCATGGAACTGCTCGATCATGCGTTGCAATTCAACAAAGATCTTGGCCTGTTCTTCTACGTCGCACCGTTTCTGAAGCAGGCCAAGGCGATCGCCTGGGCGCGCCTGAAAGCCCGCGTGGAACCGCTGCGCCAGTTTTCCGCGGTGGACATCAACGAAGGCGATCTGTCCGTCACGTTCAAGCACAACGGTGCAGTCATCCGCATATTCGGTGCCGACAACCCGGACGCCATGCGAGGCGTGCGCTTAGATGGCGTGGTCATCGACGAGGTGGCCCAGATCAAACCCGAAACCTGGACCGACATCCTGCAGCCGGCGCTGTCTGACCGCAAGGGATGGGCACTCTTCATCGGTACGCCATCGGGCGTCAACCTGTTCTCCGAGTTGTACTTCAAGGCCGCTCAGTTCGACGACTGGCACAGCGCCAAGTACACCGTCTACGATACCCATGCCATTGACCCGGCCGAGGTCGAGCGCTTGAAGCGCGACATGGCCGAGGCATCCTTTGCCCGCGAATACCTGTGCGACTTCAGCGCCGCGGGCGACGATCAGTTGATCTCGCTATCCGACGTTGAGACGGCGGCCAAGCGGGTGCACACCGAAAAGGACGTGGCGCATGCCTCGCGCATCCTGGGCGTCGATCCGGCGCGCTTTGGTGACGATCGAAGCGTCATCTTTGCCCGCCAGGGACTGCAGGCGTTTGACCCGCACATCTACCGCGGCATCGACAACATGGACCTGGCCGCCAGGGTGGCCGCCAAGATCGAAGAGTGGAAGCCTGATGCCGTCTTTATCGACGCAGGCAACGGGTCCGGCGTCATTGATCGATTGCGCCAGCTCGGCTACGACGTGATTGAGGTGCACTTCGGTGGCAAGCCCACGCAGACGCAGTACCTGAACAAGCGCGCTGAAATGTGGTTTGAACTGCGCGAGTGGCTCAAGCTTGGCGGTGCGATCCCCAACATCGTGGACTTAAAGCAGGACCTGGCCGCGCCGGTCTACTGGTTCGACAGCGCTGGGCGCATCCAGTTGGAACCCAAGGACGACATCAAAAAGCGCGGCCTGCCATCGCCTGACCTGGGCGATGCGCTGGCGCTGACCTTTGCCCAGCCGGTGGCCAAAAAAGAGTGGATCGATCAATTCAAACGACCGGCCGTTGCGGCCTACGACCCTTATGAACACATGCGATGAGGTACGCGTGAGCGCCGCGCCAGCCAATACGATCACCAGCGTGACCAGGATGCGCACCATGGACGAACTGACCATCCGCTATTGCAGCATCGATGAAATCGAGCATGCGCCGAACATCGAAGCGCTGATGGCCGAGTACGCCGAAGAGGCGCACAACCCGGAACTGCCATCTCCCAATGCGCAGTTTGAGCAGTACCGCAAGCTGCAAGAGATTGGCATGCTGGGCGCACTGGGTGCGTTCATGGGTGAAGAGCTGATCGGGTTTGTGGGTGTCATTCGCAGTGTGATGCCGCACCACGGCGCGACGCTGGCGATGACTGAATCGTTTTTTGTGGCCAAGGCGCACCGCAAGGGTGGTGCGGGCTTGAAGTTGCTGCGAGCGGCAGAGCAGCATGCAAAAGAGGTTGGATCGCCGTGCCTGTTGGTGAGCACCGTGCACGGCAGTGTGTTGGAAAAGATTATGCCGAGTCTAGGTTATCGGCACTGCAATTCGTCGTTTGTGCGGAGTCTTGCTTGAGCAGTGTGATGGAGTTGAAGTCACGCGTGCCGGCGATGACCGAGCGCGCGATCGGTGCGTTGCAGGTGATGCAGGACAAGCTGGCAGGACTGCCGAAGGCTGCGATCACCACGCATCATGTGCTGCACGGTGGTTCGTATACGCGCACCATCAAGCTGGAAGCCGGTGTGTTCATCATCAGCGTGCTGATTAAGCGCGCCACGACGGTGATTGTCAGCGGCGATGTGACGGTGAACCTGGGCGAAGACGTGGTGCGCATGACAGGCTACAACGTGCTGGCGGCCAGTGCCAACCGCAAGCAGGCGTTCCTGGCACATGAGGATACATACATCACGATGACGTTTGCGACCAGTGCGCAGACAATCGAAGATGCGGAGCGCGAGTTTACAGATGAAGCAGACACACTAGTGTCGAGGCATCCTGGCGCAGTGAATGAAGTTGTCATTACAGGAGAATAGCTATGTCAGGACCGGCAATCGCACTTGCTGCTATTGGTACAGCCTACACCATTTACAACGGCGAACGCATGGCTTCCAAGCAAAAGGAAGCGCAGCAGGAAGCCAAGGCCGCAGCGGTCAAGCAGGAAAAGGCGGCAGACGAGGCGTTCAACAAGGCCAACGCGAAAAAGCCTGACCTGGAGCGCTTGCTGTCGCAGAATGAGCAGGCCGCGCAAGGCGGTGCGGGCAGCACGATGCTCACTGGTCCTGCAGGCGTTGATCCAAATTCTCTGGTGCTGGGCAAGAACAACACACTGCTGGGCGGCTAAACCATGGGTCCAAGCTTTGAGAAGGCGATGTGGCAGTGGACAGTCGATGTCTACACTGGCAAGCAGCAAACCACAGCGTCGAACAAGGCAGCAGTTGATGCTGGCGTCAATAAGCTTATTGGTACGAATTACACCGTCACACCCGACCCTACGCCCACTACACCTACCGCAGCGCTCTTTAACGCTTACGCACCCAACGCGATTTATCCCAAGATGCGCGACCAGGGACGACGCAGCGCAGCGGGTGCTGGCGCAGCAACCAGCGCTGTGGTCTCGGGCAATCTGGGTGGAAACGTCGGCGGGCTGTTCGGCAACATGTTGAGTGGATTTCCCGGTGCAGTTGCAGGTTCCCGCACCACGTTACTAGGCGGTTAAAGATCATGAGTGAATTCACCAGCGACGCACAGTCGAACCCGAAGTTGCCAACGCGAGACAAGCTGTACACGCGCTGGGGCCAGCTCAAGACCGAGCGCGCCACCTGGTATCCGCACTGGAAGGAACTGTCGGACTACCTGCTGCCACGCAGCGGCCGATTCTTCATTCAAGATCGTGACCGTGGCCAGCGCCGCCACAACTCGATCTACGACAACACCGGCACGCGAGCGCTGCGCATCTTAGGTGCCGGCATGATGTCGGGTGCCACCTCGCCTGCGCGGCCGTGGTTTCGTCTGACCATCAGCGATCCCGACATGGCGCAGTACGGTCCGGTCAAGCAGTGGCTGGCCGATGTGACTAACCTGATGCTGGCGATCTTCCAGAAGTCCAACACCTACCGCAGCCTGCACTCGATCTACGAAGAGCTGGGCTGTTTCGGCACGGGCGCATCGATCGTGATGCCAGACTTCCAGAACGTGATCCATCATCAGACGCTGACCTGCGGCGAATACGCGATCGCCACCGACTTCAAGGGCCAGGTCAATACGCTCTACCGCGAGTTTCAGATTCCCGTGCACGCCATGGTGCAGGAGTTCGGATACGACAACTGCAGCAAATCGGTGCAAAACATGTGGGACCGCGGCACGCTCGACACCTGGGTGACGATCGTTCATTGCATTGAGCCGCGCTCTGACCGCGAGCGCGACATGCGCAAGAAGGACGCGAAGAATATGCCGTGGCGCTCTGTCTATTTCGAGACAGGTGGCCAGCCTAACGTCTACCTGCGCGAGTCAGGCTTCAAGGAATTCCCAGCACTGGCACCGCGCTGGGCGGTAGCCGGCGGCGACATCTATGGCAACTCGCCAGGCATGGAAGCACTGGGCGATGTGAAACAACTGCAGCATGAACAGTTGAGAAAAGCACAAGGCATTGACTTCAAAACAATGCCACCGTTGCAGGTGCCCACCAGCATGAAGAACCGCGACGTCGATCGCATGCCAGGTGGCATCAGCTACTACGACGCGACCACGCAAGGCGGTGGCATCCGCTCAGCCTTTGAAGTGAACCTGGACCTGTCGCATCTGCTGATGGACATTCAGGACGTGCGCGAGCGCATCAAGGGTTCGTTCTACGCCGACCTGTTCCTGATGCTGGCCAACAACACCAACCAGAGCATGACGGCAACCGAAGTGGCCGAGCGCCATGAAGAAAAACTGCTGATGCTAGGTCCGGTGCTGGAGCGCCTGCACAACGAGCTGCTCGATCCCATGATCGAGATGACCTTCAGCCGGATGCTGGAAGCTGGCATCGTCCCGCCACCACCCGAAGAACTGCAAGGCGTGGACATCAGCGTGGAGTTCGTTTCCATGCTCGCGCAAGCGCAGCGTGCGATCGCCACCAACGGCATCGATCGTTTCGTTGGCAACCTGGGCGCGGTGGCTGGCTTCAAGCCCGACGTGCTGGACAAGTTCAACAGCGATGAATGGGCTGACGCCTACAGCGACATGCTGGGCGTTGATCCCAAACTCATCATCCCCAACGACAAGGTTGCACTGATTCGCCAGGAGCGCGCCAAAGCGCAGGCCGCCGCGGCGCAAGCGCAGGCGATGCAGCAGGGTGCACAAACCGCACGCGATCTGTCGCAGGCCGACACCAGCGGCCAGAACGGGCTGACCGATGTGATGAACATGTTCAGCGGCTACAACTCACCATCAGCAGTGGAGGTTTAAATGGCAACACTACTTGGCGAAGACGACAAGATCGTTTCTCCAAAGGCGGCATCGGATTTCGTTGCCAGAGTCATGCACGGAGTCACGATGGCACACATGCACCACTTGATGGTCACAGGCCCAGGCAGTTACGCCAAGCACATGGCGCTGGGCGAACTGTACGAAGCGCTGCAAGAGCAGGCCGACACCCTTGCTGAAGCCTTCATGGGCTGCACGGGTGTGCCAATGGCATTTGGTGGCGGCAGTTTCGAGATCGGCCGCGACCCGGTGGCAGACGTCAAGAAACTCTACGAGTTCATCGAGACGGGCCGCGGTGCGATGGGCAAAGAGTCGCACATCCAGAACGAGATCGACGAGCTGTGCACGATCGTCTCCAGCGCGCTCTACAAACTGACCCGCCTGGCTTAAAGCCGGTACGCGTGAGCGAGTCCCAAAACTTTACAGTTCGACCATGAGCACATTTGACCCGCTGGACCTGCGAGGCCAGGAGCGCGCCAAGGAAGACTCCGACGAGCGCAAGAAACTGGCCCTGCAGAACGAGGCAGAAGACTTCAAGTGGCTTATGGGAAGCAAACGTGGCCGCCGGATCGTATGGCGGCTGTTGGAGCGCACTGGTGTGTACCGCAGTTCGTTTACAGGCAACAGCGAGACATTCTTCCGGGAAGGTCAGCGCAATGTCGGTCTGATGCTCATGGCACAGATTAACGAATTCTCTCCAGACCAGTACGCGTTAATGCTCAAGGAGCAGCAAGATGGCAGAAAGCATGATGACGGAAACGGCCGCAACCACCACTGAAGGCCAGCCTACATCGACCGCTGCACCGGCCGCGGACACCACCACGACCGACGCAGCAACCCAGCAGCAAGCAACCCAAGGCAGTACGGCGGACACCACGACACAAGCTGGTGATGCGTCGAAGACCGAAGGCGAGCAGAGCGAGTCCGGCGACAAACCGACCGGCGCGCCTGAGAAGTACGAGTTCACTGTTCCTGATGGCCTCAACATCGATGAGGCTGGCCTGGAGCGGTTCTCGGAATTCGCCAAGGAATTGGACATGCCGCAGGAAGCTGCTCAGAAGATGCTCGAAAAGATGGGTCCGGCTTGGCAACAGCGCCAGGCAGATGCCATCACCGCCGTGCAGAACGAGTGGAAGGAAGCATCGACGACGGACAAGGAATTCGGCGGCGCGAAGCTGGAAGAAAACCTTGCAGTGGCCAAGAAGGCGCTCGACACCTTCGGCACTCCGGAGCTGAGCAAGCTGCTAAGAGAGTCCGGCATCGGCAATCACCCGGAGATCATCCGGGCGTTTTATCGGGCCGGGAAGGCAATCAGTGAGGATTCGTTCGTCGCAGGCGCTCAAGGCAAACCATCGAGCTACAAAGATCCTGCGAAGTCCCTGTATCCGAATCAGCAACACTAATTTGATTTGAAAGGAAGCACATCATGGCAACTCTGTCGACATCTGCTCTGACCCTCGCGGACTGGGCAAAACGTATCGATCCCGATGGCAAGGTTCCAACCATTGCCGAACTGCTCTCGCAGAGCAACGAGATCCTGGAAGACTGCGTCTTCATCGAAGGCAACCTGCCCACCGGCCACCGTTCGGTGATCCGTACCGGCCTGCCGACCGTTTACTGGCGCGCGATCAACCAAGGTATCCCGACTTCCAAATCGACCACCGCACAGGTCGATGAGGCTTGCGGCATGCTGGAAGCCTACAGCGAAGTCGATAAGGACTTGGCTGAACTGAACGGCAACACCGGCTCGTTCCGTCTGTCGGAAGATCAGGCGTTCCTGGAAGCGATGAACCAGACTCAGGCTCAGACGCTCTTCTACGGCAACCCCGGCACCGATCCCAAGCAGTTCCTGGGTCTGGCCACGCGCTACAGCTCGACCACCGCAGGCAACGGCCAGAACATCCTGTCCGCTGGCGGCTCTGGCACCGACAACACCTCGATCTACCTGGTGGTCTGGGGCGAGAACACCGTGTTCTGCCCGTTCCCCAAAGGCTCGAAAGCGGGTTTGAACCATGAAGACCTGGGCATCAACACCGTCTGGGATTCCGCTGGTGCACGTTATCAAGCCTACCGTACCCACTACCAGTGGAAGAACGGCCTGGTCGTGAAAGACTGGCGCTATGTCGTTCGCATCTGCAACATCGACGTGTCCGACCTGATCGGTCAGACCGGCACGCAGGCAGCGTCGGCTTCGACCAACATCATCAAGCTGATGGCTCGCGCGCTCTATCGCATCCCGAACATGGCCATGGGTCGTGCGGCGTTCTACATGAACCGTACCGTGCACTCTGGTCTGGCGCTGGCTGCAATGGACAAGTCGCAGTACGTGCTGAAGGTCGAGCAGGGTCTGACGCAGTTTGGTCAGCCTAACTCGTGGCTGTCCTTCCTGGGCGTTCCGCTGCGCCGCGTTGACCAACTGCTGAACAACGAAGCAGTCGTGTCCTAATCCATCAGAAACGAAAGGAACTTTTTATCATGATTAACGACGCATTTCTCCGCGTTTCTGACGCGCAGGCCATCACTGCCGATGCTGCCTCGACCAACACCATCGACCTGGGCACCGCCCGCGACATCGGTGAAGGCAAGCAGTTGTTCATGGTCTTCACCGTGGGCACGGCGTTCAACAACCTGACCAGCCTGGCGCTGCAAGTCATCACTTCGGCTGCGGCCGATCTGAGCACGCCGACTGTTCGCGGTTCGCAGACCGTTCTGCTTGCTGGCCTGACCGCTGGTGCGCAGTTCGTTGTCCCGCTGCCTCCGCTGGTTGGCTCGCTGGGCCAGCGTTACCTGGGCGCTTACTACGATGTCACGGGCACCAACCCTTCGGCTGGCACCATCACGGCCGACATCGTCGAAACCATCCAGGACGGCAAGAAGTACTACGCATCCGGCTTCTCGGTCGTTTAATTAGGGGATAGACCATGCCGCGTTACAAGCTACTTGCAAAGCACTTCATCAACAACTCGATCTACGAAGAGGGCGAGATCGTCACTTACGACGGCACGCCTGGCGCGATGATGGAGCTGGTGGACGAAAAGCCTGCAGGTTCCCGGACCAAGGGCAAGCAAGTGGCTGCCGCGTCTGGTCCTGATGATGTCGCCGATGTGTTTGGCGGCGAGTAAGCAGTAGGAAGCAACACGATGGGGGGCCTTCCTGTGCCCCCCATTTTTTTAGTCGAGGCACAGCATGGCATCCGAAGTTGACATCGTAAACATTGCGCTTTCACACCTTGGCGATGTCGCCAACGTGTCCTCGATCGATCCGCCGGAAGGCAGCGCGCAGGCGCAGCACGCTGCACGCTTCTATCCCGTGGCGCGCGATGCGCTGCTGGAGATGCACCCGTGGGGATTCTCGACCAAGCGCATCACATTGCCGTTGCTATCGACCACAATCGAGCAGTGGCAGTACGTCTATTCCGCACCCAGCGATGTGTTGAACATCATGGCGATCCTGGCACCCGATGCCGCGGACGATTACAGCGAGCAGTTGCCCATTGCCTACACCCAGCAGGGCATCGTCAACACCGGGCAGGGGATCTATACCCCGCAACCCTATGAGGTGGAAACGCTGCAGGATGGCACCCAGGTGATCTACACCAACCAGGAAGATGCCACGCTGCGCTACACCGCGAAGATCACCGACACCACGCAGTTCTCGCCGCTGTTCACCAGCGCGCTGACACATTTGCTGGCGTCCTATTTGGCCGGACCGATCCTAAAAGGCGAGGTTGGCCGCGCAGAAGCCAAGGGTCAGATGCAATTGTTTCAGGCGTTCTACGCCAAGGCCACGGCATCGGATTCTAGCCAGCGCCGCATCACGATCAAGCAATCGACGCCGTGGATGGCAGGAAGGTAAGCCATGGCCAATATCCGCACGCTACAGCGATCGTTCGGTGCCGGTGAACTGACGCCTGAATTCTTCGGCCGCATCGACGATGCGAAGTATCAGTCTGGCCTGGCGGTGTGCCGCAACTTCATCACGCTACCGCATGGTCCAGCGTCCAACCGTCCCGGCACAGCATTCGTGCGCGAGGTAAAAACCAGCAGCAAGCGCACGCGTCTGATCCCGTTTTCCTACAGCACCACGCAGACCATGGTGCTGGAATTCGGCGACCAGTACATCCGCTTTCACACCCAAGGCAGCACACTGCTCTCTGGCGGCTCGCCTTACGAGGTGGCAACACCCTACCTGGAAGCCGATCTCTTCGACCTGCACTACGTGCAAAGCGCGGACGTGCTCACCATCGTGCACCCGAACTATGCACCGCGTGAGTTGCGCAGGCTAAGTGCGACGAGTTGGACCCTGACCACGATCAGCTTTGTTTCCGCGCTGTCTGCACCAGGCAGCGTGACCGCCACGGCGACCACTGGCACGGGTTCGACCAGCTACAGCTACAAGATCACCGCGGTGGGCGACAACGGCCTGGATGAATCGCTGGCCTCTTCTGCTGGCACCTGTACCAACAACCTGCTCACCAGCGGCAACAAGAACACAATCTCCTGGGCGTCGGTGTCCGGTGCCGTGCGCTACAACGTCTACAAGCAGGCCAACGGTGCGCTGTATGGCTACATCGGCCAGTCCGATGGCACCTCCTTCATCGACGACAACATCACCGCGGACATCAGCAAGACGCCACCTCTGCAGTACAACCCGTTTGCTTCAGCCGGCAACTATCCTGGTGCGGTGTCCTACTTTGAGCAGCGTCGTTGCTTTGCCGGTACGACCAATGCGCCGCAAAACATCTGGATGACGCGCACCGGCACCGAGTCGAACATGACCTACTCGCTGCCCACGCAAGAGGATGACTCGATCAACTTCCGCGTGGCAGCGCGTGAGGCCAACACCATCCGGCACATCGTGCCACTGAACAACTTGGTGCTTCTCACCAGCTCTGCCGAGTGGCGCATCACGTCGGTCAATTCCGACGCACTGACACCTACCAGCGTCTCGGTGAAACCGCAGTCCTATATCGGTTCGGCCAGCGTGCAGCCGGTGATCGTGAACAACAACCTGATCTACGCCGCGGCGCGCGGTGGTCACATGCGCGAACTGGCCTACAACTGGCAGGCGTCTGGCTACGTCACGGGTGATCTGTGCCTGCGCACGCCGCACCTGTTCGACAACTACACCCTGATCGACATGGCCTACGGCAAAGCGCCCACGCCGATCGTCTGGGCAATCTCGTCCACCGGCAAGCTGCTGGGCCTGACCTACGTGCCGGAACAGTCGGTCGGTGCCTGGCACCAGCATGACACCGATGGCGTCTTTGAGTCTTGCTGCGTGGTGGCCGAGGGCGATGAAGACCGCCTGTACGTGGTGGTCAAGCGCACGATCAACGGCAGCAGCAAACGCTACGTCGAGCGCATGGCCAGCCGCTTCTTTACCACCCAGGCCGATGCCTTCTTCGTGGACGCAGGCGGCACCTTCAATGGGACGAACACCGGCAGCACCACGGTCACGGTGTCCGGCGGTACGACCTGGGGGCCAGCCGATGATCTGACCATCACGGCATCCGCGGCGCTGTTCGCCTATCCAACGCAAAGCGATGTCAACGATGCGATCGTTTTCACCGCGGCTGATGGCACGACCTATCGCCTGACCATCACCAGCACGACCAGCACGACGGTGGCCAAGGCGCGCGCCGACAAGGTGCTGGCGGCTGCCTACCGCAATACGGCCACCACGGCCTATGCCTTTGCCCGCGACTCTGTGTCAGGTCTGACCTGGTTGGAGGGCAAGACGGTCAACATCCTGGCCGATGGCGCGGTGCATCCGCAGCGCACCGTCACCAGCGGCACGATCACGCTCGATCAGGCATCGAGCAAGGTGCAGATCGGCCTGCCGATCACCGCGGATCTGCAGACGCTCCCCTGGGCAGCGCAGATCGACGCGGCATTTGGCCAGGGCCGACAGAAGAACGTGAACAAGATCTGGCTGCGCGTGCATGAGTCCAGCGGCATCTTTGCCGGTCCCGATGAGAACAGCCTGACGGAGGCCAAGCAGCGCACCACCGAGAACTACGGCCTGCCGCCTGAGTTGAAGTCGCAGGAAATTGAGATCGTGATTGATCCGGCTTGGGACGATTCGGGTCAGGTGTTCATTCGCCAGTCGGACCCGTTGCCGTTGACCGCGGTATCGATGACTCTGGAAGTGTCGATCGGCGGTTGATCGTACGCGTGAGCATGCCGTTGGTCGGTATGGTTACGCAATTGAATTAAGGGCAATCCTATGGCATACGATTGGTCAGGCGCGCCGGCAACCGACTCACCCAGTGTCGATGTGGTGGGCAAGGTTGGCAGCGGCGTGTCGAGCTGGTTCAGCGACTTCAAAATCAATCCATCGACTGGCCCCATTCTGTCCACCTTTGGTGCCATTACGGGCGCGATTGGTTCGTACTATCAGGCGCAAGCCATGGCGAACAACCTGGAATTCCAGGCCGACATGGCAAAGATCAACGCCAACATCGCCGAGACGAACGCGCAGGCGACGTTGCTTGCAGGACAACGCGCACAGCAAAACGTGCGTCTGCGCACCGCGCATCTAAAGTCATCTCAGCGCGTGGGCATGGCCGCCAATGGCATCGACCTTGGCTCTAAAACCGCCGTCAACGTGCTCACCTCGACCGACTACATGGGCGAGATCGACGCGCAGACTGTTGAGCAGAACGCAATCCGCGCAGCCTTTGGCTACCGCACGCAGTCGGTGAACGATCAGAACGTCGCACGGCTGACCAGCGCGACGTCCGAGAGCATCAACCCTTACGGTGTGGCAGGCAGCGCGTTGTTGGCCAATGCGGGCCAGGTCGCCTCCAATTGGTACAAGTATTCAAAGGAGCGAACCTAAAGTGCCCCGCGTCCCTACCTACGACCAGTTTACGGTTCAACCCTCCGACGCGGCGCTGCCGCGCTTTAACGCACCCGATATGCCGGTCACGGCCGGCAAGGCGGCACTGGCTGCAGGCGAGGGCATGATGCAAGCCGGTGGTGCGTTGAGCGCAATTGCGCAGAACGCCCAGCGCGAAGCCGACCAGTTGCGCGTGATTGACTCGACCAACCAGGCGGTCAAGGCGCAGATGTACCTGACCTACGACCAGAAGGATGGCTTCCTCAATCTGAAAGGCGAGAACGCACTGAAGCGCCCGGACGGCAAGCCGCTGGACATTGAGTACACCGAGAAGTTTGAAAACCAGCTTGCCATCATCGAAGAAAAGCTGGGCAACGATAACCAGAAGAAGATGTTCCGCGTGGCCACGGCGGGATTGACGCGCCAGTTCATCGGCAGCATCAATGCCCACGTCGGTGCCGAATACAAGGAATTTCAGACCGCGACTTTCAACGGCACGATTGATGTCAGCACACAGAAGATGACGCTGAACTGGGGCGATCCCAACATCGTTGCCGAGCAGCAGAACCTGATCAAGTCGGCCGTGGCCGCACGCGACAAGGATCTGCCCGAAGAGCAGCGCCAGGCCAACCTGGTCAAGGCGCTGAGTCCTGGCAACAGCGCGGTGGTCAGCTCCGCGATCGACGCGGGCAACGTGCTCTACGCCAAAGAGTACCTGTTGCAAAACGCTCAATACATCACCCCTGAAAACCGCCTGGTGCTGTCCAAAGCTGTGGAGATGGGCAACTTTGAAGAGCGCACGCAAACCCTCGCCGAGCAGATCTATACCGAGGCCAAGGGAGATAAGACCAAGGCCCTTGAGATCGCCCGCACCAAGCTGTCTGGCAAGGAAGAGGACAAAACCATTGAACGCCTGAAGGTGCGCTTTGCCGAGGACAACGAGGTTGATCCCAAGCAGGTCCAGGCGCAGAGCGAGAAGTACATCGCCGCGTCCAATGGCAACGTCAAGGTAGCGCTGGAGTTGGCGCGCAAGGAACTGGAAGGCAAGCTGGAAGACACCGTCGTGGCCAAGATCAGCGCCATGGATGCGGAGAACACCGCGGTGCGCGAGCGCGAACAGAAGGCTGCCAAAGAGGCCGGATGGAACGCCTACAACCAGACTGGATCGTTCTCCAAAATCCCCAAGACGGTGCTGGCCGCGATGGATCCGACCGATCAGGCGATGCTCAAAGAGCACGCCGAGAACCGCATTTACAACCAGACCATCCGCGGCCAGGCGGCTGAAGAGCGCAAGCAGCGCGAACTCTATCGCAAAGCAGCACCGGAGTATCTGGCGCTGGCCAACGACCCGGACAAGCTGGAGAAGATGACCGCGACCGACATCATTGCGCTGTCGCCGCGGCTGGGCATCCAGCACACCGAGGCGCTGCTAAAGCGCCGCGAGCAGTTGGAAAACCGCGAAGGCAAGCTGACCGCGAAGATGGACAACGATCAGTTCAACGCGATCGCCAACGAGTACGGCTTAGAGCCGTTTGCAAAAAACAAAACCAAGTCTCAGAAAGAGGTGCTGGGTTTGGTCAAGTCCCGCGTGGATGCGCTGCTGGAGCAGGCCGCCAAAGAAAAGCGCGGCCCGCTGACCAAGGACGAAAAGGCCGACATCGTGCGCAACGCCATGAAGCAGGAAGTCGAGATCGACGGCCTGATCTGGAACGATCGCAAGCCCGCGCTGACCATCACGCCCAAAGAGGCCGAGAAGGTGGTGGTGCCGGCTGCCGAACGCGCATCGATCATTGAAGCCTTACGGCAGGCTTACAAGAAGAATCCCAGCGCTGAGTACGAACCGAACGAGGCGAACATCCGCAGGCTGTACATCCGAGGACTGCAGAAATAATGGACAACAAATACCTGTCGATCATCGAGTCGGACGAAGAGCAGCAGCGCCAGCTCACGCAGCAGCAGTCCAACAGTACGTTGACTTCGGCCAAGCCATCGGCCGGCAACAAGTACATGCAGTTGATCGAGGACGAGGTGTCCGCCAAAGAGCGTGCTTTCCGCTTCAGCACGCGTAGCACCGTGGATGTCAACCCGGACAAGGCTGCCGAAGAAAAGCGCCAGGCGCAGTTTCTGGGTGCACCTGAAGGCTTTGTGCGCGATTTCCCCGATGAGGCCACGCGAGCGGCTAAGCTCAAGACGCTGAACGACAACACCAAGGAAGCGCCCGTTCTGCGTCAGAAGTACACCGACGAGGACTTCGCGCGCCTGGCGCATGACGACAGCGGCACGCTGTCCACGATTGAAAAGGGTGTGGGCGTGCTTGGCCGCTCGATCCGCTCGATGGGCCGCGTGGTGGGCGACATCCCCGCTGCCATCTATGGCGTAGGCGAAGTTGTCACCAAGACCGTGGCACCGCTGGCCGATCCGCTGGCCGGCACGATCCTGCCGGAGAACCCGCTGCGCCGGCTGGCTGCCGGCCTGGAAGACTTCCGCAAGAAGTCTCAGCAAGGTGCTGCCGCGATCCAGGGTGAGTTGCCCAAGGAAGCTGGCGTGCTGGAGAGCAACCTATACAACGCTTCGCGTTCGTTTGGCGACCAGTTGCCAGGTCTTGCTGCGTCCGTTGTGACGCGCAACCCTGCCTATGCGCTGGGTTCGGCTGGCCTGCTGCAAGCCGGTGAGTCGGGCACGCAGGCGCTGGACAAGGGCGTGGCACCCACGCAAGCCTTTGCACTGGCCGCAGCGGATGCAACCGCAGAGGTGGCCTTTGAGAAGTTTGGCGTAGGCAAGCTGTTGAAAGACGTCGGCGCTGGCAGTGGGTTTGGCAAGATGCTCTGGGGCCAGATCATCCGCGAGGTGCCAAGCGAAATGGCCACCACGCTGGTGCAGCAGTTCAACGAGTGGTCGATCGTCAACCCGGAGAAGTCAGTCGGTCAGTTCATCGACGAGCTGGGACCGGCTGAGCGCGACACCGTAATCTCGACCATTATGCAGACGGTCCTGACCGCAGGCTTAGGCCGCGGGGCGAGCTATTTGGCACAGCGTGCGCAAGCCAAGCAGGAAGTCCAGCAGGCCGAGCAGACCAAGCAGTTTGTCGATGGCCTGGTGCAGGCGGCATCGGAATCCAAGACGCTTGCGCGTGCACCGGAAGTCTTCCAGTCATTCCTGGAATCGACCACGGATGGCACGCCTGCGCAGGATCTCTACATCTCCGCGAATACGCTGATGCAGTCCGGCATGGCCGAGCAGGTTGCCAAGGTGCTGCCCAGCGTCAAAGAGCAGTTGCCAGAAGCCGCGGCATCCAACGGTTACGTGCGCATTCCTACGGCCGAGTACATCACGGCGATGGCCGGCAATGAGTTGAACCAGACGCTGGTGGACAACGTCAAGCTTGATCCGAATGGCTACACGTTTGCCGAATCGCAGGAGCACCAGACCACCTTCAACCAGGAGATGACCACTCGCCTGGAAAAGATGATGGTGGAAAAGGAAGGCGATGAAGCCTTCAAGGCAAGCCGCGATGCGGTGCGCGAGAAGTTCCTGACCGATCTGACATCGGCGAACCGCTTCACCAGCGAAGCCAACCAGGCCTACGCCAGCATGTTGGCGTCCTACTACGCCGTACAGGCTGCACGCACCGGAATGACCACCGAGGACTTCGTCAAGAAGTACCAGCTTGAGGTGGTGAACAAGGCGGTGGAGTCACAGCGTGCATTGGATCAGAAAGATTCAGGCGCAGAGCGCAACCTGATTGCCACTCACAATCTGAGTGCAGAGAACTTGGCTCATGCGGCGCGCATGGGCGGTCTGCCAGTACCATCGCTTGCCGTGACAAAGAAAGACTCTCCGATTAAGGGTTTTGGAGAGATTACGCTGCTAGCAGACAAAGACTTAGTCGATCCGCGCAAAGGCGCAAAAGTCTTTGGTGCCGACATCTATAGTCCGCGCTATCCGCAGATTAGCGTGAAGATGGACAGCAAGTCCATTAAGTCGCTTAACAAGATTTTGGAGTCCTACCGTGGCGATGGCCGCGAGATCTACAGCGGCGACATTAGCAATGCAGAGGATCTAACCAGTAATCCGGCGTTCAAAAAGTACGCTGCCGAAAAGCTAGGTGAGGACTACGGCTATCACGATAGCAAGCGCTTGGCTGAACAACTCCTGCGTGATGCCGGTGCGCAAGAGAAAATCTTCAAAGGCTACGACTACAACGGCAACCGGCGCTACATCGATCACACCATCGACAACGTGGTGAAGATTCTCAAGCAAGAATTGCGTGGTGGCGAAAACTTCAATTATGGCGTTGGCAACATCCGCGCAAAAGTAACGCCGCAGTTTCGCAGCATCGAGGCGATCCGCAAGTCTAAGGAAAAGCTGGTCACTGAGGAAGAGTTTGATAAGGTCAAGGAAGAGATCAATGACGAGTTCTTCGCGATTGCCAGCGAATTGCAGCCATATCATCCCGCCAGTGATCGCTTTGGATTCTCTGACACCGTAAGCCTTGTGATGCAAGACGCGGCCAAAATGGGCATCCCGCGTGCGCTGGAAGAAAATGGCTTTGACGAGGTTCCTGCGGAGATTCAGCAGGACATCGCAGATTTCATGAATCGTCTTCGCAATCTGCCTACCGCTTACTTTGAAGCCAAGCTGCTGCGCTCTGTTGACCTAAGCGAATTTAAAGGTGCTGTGGTGCCAGAAGGCACCAGCGAAGAAGTGCTCAAAGCGCTGCAAGAGCGCGGCATTACAGACGTCCGCACTTACAAGAGCGGCGACGAGTCAGATCGCGCCGCGAAGATTGGCGAATTTCAAAACCTGTTTTTCCAAGGCAAACGAGGCCAGATCTCCTTTGCCGACGACATCACGCGTCAGCCCAGCGTCATCGCGCTGCTGAAGGACGCCGATCTCTCGACGTTCATTCATGAATCTGGGCACTTCTTTCTGCAGGCGCAGGCAGATTTGGCCTCGCGCATTGAGGCGCGCATCGCAGCCGGCGAGGAAGTCAGTGCCGGCGAGCGCGAGATCGTGGGCGACATGAATACGGTGCTCGACTGGTTCGGCATCCAAGGCACACCAGAAGTCTCGGCAATCAATACCTGGGCGGCCATGCCGCTGGAAGAGCAGCGCCCCTACCACGAGAAGTGGGCGCGAGGCTTTGAAGCCTATGCCTTTGAGGGCAAGGCACCGACGATCGAATTGCAGTCTGTATTCCAGAAGTTCTCCGCGTGGATGAAGCGCATCTACTCGGACATGAAGGCGCTCAACGTGGAACTGTCCGACGAAGTGCGCGGCGTTATGGATCGCATGCTGGCTACCACTGAGCAGATCCAGGCGACCGAAGCAGCGCGCAACATGGGGCCGCTTTTCAACGCGCAGAACGCGCAGGGCATCATTGAGGACTGGAAGGCTTACCACGACCTGGGGCTGGCCGCCACGCAGGAAGGCATCGACATTCTGCAAGCGCGTGCGCTTACCGACATGAAGTGGTTGAACAACGCGCAAAGCCGCAAGCTCAAGCAACTGCAGAAGGCCGTCAAGGTGCTGCGCACCGAGGCCATGATGGATGCGCGCCGCGAGGTGATGTCGCAGCCGATCTATCGTGCCTGGCAGTTCCTGACCGACAAGATCGATGACAACCGCGTTGATGCCTACGCATGGGCAGACAACGATCCGATGAAAATGGTCGTCGCACGCGAGGCGCGCGGCAACCTGATGTCCGTGCTGAAGTGGCCGCAAAATTGGGCACGGAAGGTTGCAGACGAAACTGGTCTGGACGAGGACGAGCTGGAAGCCGCTCGTCTCTCCGCGATGCAGGCAGCCAAAGCAGCACCAAAGAGCAACGACAAGCTCACACCCGACACACCGCCCAAGTCCGACCCGGACGTGGTCAACCCGCAGATCGACACACTGTTCACCGCGATCGCTAAGCTGGGCGGCCTGAACAAGGCGCAGGTGGTATCGAACTGGGGCTGGGACCCGAAAGAGCGCAGCCCGGTGCCGGTGTTTGGCAAGCCGACTGTGCGCACCGAAGGTGGCCTGCCGATCGACAGCATGGGCGAACTGCTCTCGCAGTACGGGTATCTGGAACTGGACGAGCACGGCAAGTTTGACCCGGCGCAGTTTGAGGAACTGTTCGACGCCGAGGCGCGCGGCAGTGCTCAATACTCCAACCAGGTCGATCCGACCATCTTCGTCGAGCCGATGCCAGGCAGCGGCGTCATCCTGTCCAACATGAGGGCAGGGCGCTTCGATCTGGTGTCGTTGAAGAATCTAGGCCTGGACGATGCGCTGGTCGAGCGGATCAAGGATCTGAAGATGACGACCAAGGATGGCATCCATCCTGACATCGTGGCCGCCGAGTTTGAATTCACGTCGGGTGTTGAGCTGGTGCAGAAACTGGCCGCCACGCCAAAACCGCAGGAAGCCATTGAAGCGCTGACCGACCAGATCATGCTCCAGCGCCACGGCGACCTGGCCACGCCAGAGGGCATCGAGCACGCAGCCGACCAAGCTGTGCACAACGAGGCGCGCCTGAAATTCCTGATGACAGAAGCCAAGGCGCTGGAAACGGCCATGCGCGTGCGCGGCGATGCCGGTGTAAACCGGGCAGGGCGCAAGCAGACCTATGCGGTGCTCCCGCAGGCGGCGCGCGAGTTCGCTGCACGCATCATCGCCAAGGTGCGCGTGCGCGATCTGCGTCCCGCGCAATACACCGCGGCCGAGGTCAAGGCAGCCAAGGCAGCCGAGCGCGCCTTTGCCAAGGGCGACATCGAAGAAGCCGCGCAGGAGAAGCGCAACCAGATCATCAACGCGTACACCGCCCGCGAGGCCATGGCAGCGGCTGGCGAGATCACGCAGATGGTTGCTTACTTCCGCAAGTTCGACAAGCGCAGCAAGGGTCTGGACATCGATTACTACGATCAGATCGTGCAGATGCTGGAGCGCTTCGATTTCATTCCGAGCACAAGTCTCAAGGAGATCGACGCACGCACCAGCCTCGCCGACTGGATCGAATCCCAGCGCGAGATGGGCGTCGAGCCCGACATCCCTGCCAAGCTCAAGCAGGAAGCCTTCCGCACCAGCTACAAGAACATGACCGTGGAAGACATGCGCGGTCTGCGTGACACCGTCCAGCAGATCGAGCACCTGGGCCGCCTGAAAATGAAGCTGCTCAACGCAGCCGATGCGCGCGCCTTTGCACAGATCCGCCAGGAAATGGTCGATTCGATCATCGCCAACGCCGGCAACCGCTTTGTGTCCAATCGCCAGCCAGCCACGTTGCTGGGTGAGAAATGGCTGTCGATCAAGAACTTCTTTGCCGAGCACATCAAGGCAGCCACCTTTGGCTTCGTGCTCGACGGTGGCAAGGACGGCGGTCCGATGTGGGAGCACCTGGTGCGTCCGGCCAATCAGGCTGGCGACAAGGAAACGGTCATGCGCGCCCAGGCCACCAAGGATCTGAGCAAGCTGATCGAGCCGGTGCTAAAGCAAGGCAAGATGACCGAGAAAGTTTTCATCGAAGGCTTGGCCAGCGCGGAAGACCGCGAGCAAGGCCGCACCGGCAGCACCTGGACCCGCGAGCAGTTGCTGACCATGGCGCTGAACATGGGCAACGCATCGAACATGCAGCGCCTGCTCGATGGCGAAGGCTGGACGCTGGAGCAGGTGAAGCTGGGCTTAGATCGCCTGACATCGGCCGACTGGCAGTTTGCACAACAGGTGTGGGATTACTTTGAATCCTACCGTCCGCAGATCGCCGAGAAAGAGCGGCGCATCATGGGCAAGGAACCCAACTGGATCGAGCCGCAGGCGCTCACCGTGCACACCGCCGATGGTGAGGTGATCAACCTGCGCGGTGGCTACTACCCGGTCAAGTACGACACCCGCGCCAGCCTGCGCGCCGAGCAGGACATGTCGGCCGAGGAAGCCAAGCGTGCGATGCAAAGCAGCTACATCGCAGCGACCACGCGTCGCAGCTTCACCAAGGAGCGCGCCGCGGTGGTGATCGATCGACCGCTGATGTACACGCTGGATGGCATGTACCGCGGCGTGAACGAGGTCATCCACGATCTGGCCTGGCATGAGTGGGTGATGGATGCCAACAAGATCCTGAAAGACCCGGCGATCTCCAGCGCGATCCGCAAGCACTACGGCGACTACATGCACCGCCAGCTCACCAAGTGGGTGGATGACAACGCCAACGGCGACACCAGCCCCAAGGGTGCCGGCGAGAAAGCCGCAGCCGTGGTGCGCCAGGGGGTGTCGGTGGCAGGCCTTGGCATCAACCTGATCTCGGCGCTGACACAGCCATTCGGCATCACACAGTCGATGGTTCGCATCGGCACCAAGTACGTGGCGCGCGGCGTGGCCAAGATGGCGCACAACCCGCTGGCGCTCAACCGCGAGATCAACCAGATGTCGGACTTCATGCGCACGCGCAGCCAGACGCGCATGCGTGAACTGGCCGAACTGCGCAACCGCGTCAAAGGCAAGAGCAAAACCAAAGAGAACATCGATGCCAGCATGTACTTGCTGATGCTATCGGCGCAACGCATGGTTGATTTGCCAACATGGTGGGGCGCTTATGAGAAGGCAACTGCCGAAGGCAACGACCAGGAGCGTGCAGTGGATCTGGCCGACCAGGCGGTGATCGATGCGCAAGGCTCTGGGATGACCAAGGATCTCTCCGCGATCGAGCGCGGCGGCCCGCTGCAGAAACTCTTCACGGTGTTCTATTCGTTCATGAACACCGCGATGAACCTGGGCTATGCAAAGTCGATGACGCAGCAATCCAAGGCCAAGCTCGCCATGGATTACCTGATGCTCTACGTGGTGCCGGTGGTCATGATCGCCGCGATGAAGGATGCCCTGACACCGGGCGACTCAGGCGACTGGGACGACTTGGAATCGATTGTGAGCAAGCTGCTCAAGGAAGAGGCTTCCTTTGTCATGAGCCTGTTCGTTGGCGTGCGTGAAGTGGCACCGCTCTATGACGCCTTCCAAGGCAAGCCAGGCGGTGACTACCGCGGTCCTGCTGGCCTGCGTGCGGTCAACGACCTGATGCGCCTGGCCAAGGAAGTTGGCCAGGGCGAGCTGGACGATGGCCTGCGCAAGGCCACGATCAACATAACCGGCGACATCTTCGGGCTGCCCAGCGCACAGATCAACCGCTCGATTACGGGTGCGCAAGCGCTCAAAGAGGGCGAGACAAACAACCCTGCCGCACTGCTTTTTGGCTTCCAGCAAGAGCATTAAATGGTACGCGTGACCGCGGCAAAGCAATAGAAACTGCTGTCTGAGAATTGGAGATCGACCGTGACTATTTCATCCTCGACAAGGAAGGCGGGTCCGTACACCGGAACGGGTACGACGGCCACCTATCCTTTCGCATTCAAGATCTTTCAGGCGTCCGATCTCCTGGTGGTCAAGACTACGCCGGCAGGCGTGGAGTCAACGCTTGCGCTGACCACCGATTACACGGTCAGCCTGAACGCAGATCAGAATTCCTCGCCTGGCGGCAGCATCACGTTGACTGCTGGCAACCTGGCCACCGGCTATCTGGTCACGATGACCAGCCAGGTGCCTTACACACAGACCACCGATCTGACCAACCAGGGCGGCTTTTATCCCCAGGTCATTACCAATGCGCTGGACAAGCTCACCATTGAGATCCAGCAGCTTGCACTGGATGCAAGCCGCAGCGTCAAAACCGATCTGTCCTCTTCTGAGACACCGGATCAATTCAAGACGCGTCTGTTTGCAGCGGCGGATAACGCTGCGACATCGGCATCTGCTGCAGCGTCCTCGCAGACCGCAGCGGCCAGCAGCGCAACTAGCGCAGCGAGCAGCGCAACCGCTGCTGCAACCAGTGCGACATCGGCTGCATCGAGCGCCACGTCGGCAGCGTCTTCACTGGCCTCGATCGGCACCAGCGTCACGCAGGCTGCCACATCGGCAACGAACTCGGCGAACTCGGCTACCTCTTCGGCCAGCTCCGCAACCGATAGCGCCGCATCGGCCACCTTAGCCAACGACTGGGCGACCAAGACATCTGGCCCGGTAGCAGGTGGTGAGTATTCGGCCAAGTACAACGCCCAGCAGGCGGCATCCTCTGCGACCGCGGCATCGAGCAGCGCATCGAGCGCATCGACCAGCGCCACAGCATCGGCGGCATCGGCCGCATCTTCGCTGTCCTACCTGAACGATTTCAAGGGCCGCTACTACGGACCCTCAGCGAGCAATCCAACTGTCGATCCGCTTGGCAATCCGCTTAATGCCGGCGATCTGTACTTCAACACCGTTGTGCCGGAGATGCGCGTCTACAACGGCACGGCATGGGTGGCATCGGCAAGTTCGCCTGACACCATCGTTGAGAAAGACTTCACGGCAACTGCTGGCCAGACCAGCTACACGTTTACAGGCGGCTACCGCGTTGGCTTCACATACGTGTGGGTCAACGGCGCGATGCTCTACACCGATGAGTACACCGCGACCAACGGCACCACTATCACATTTACTGCCGCGCTCGCGTTGAACGACGAGGTGCGAATCCTGACGTTTAAAGCTGCAGGCAGCGTCACGATCTCGGACATCACAGGTCTGCAGGCGCAGCTCGACACCATCAATTCAACCATTGCAGCCATCCCGAATCCCGTGGCGATGGCACTCGTTTTCGGGAGCTAAGACATGGCACTTAAGGGAAAGCCGATTGCCATCGGCACGACTGACACCACGATCTACACCTGCCCCGCTACTACGGAGGCATCTGTTCACGGTCTGGTGTTTGCCAATACCACCGGCTCTGCGGCAACGATCACGCTGAAGATGTATGTGCAGAGCACTGGCACTACGACCACGATTGCCAGCGGCATCAGCGTTGCAGCCAACAGCACGTACACCTGGCCTAAGCCTGTCGATGTCAACGCAGGCGACTACCTGCAGGCATCAGCCAGCGCAGGTTCTGCGATTGTCTGCTTGTACTCGACGTATGAGGGCAGCGCGACACCGGCAGCGGTTGGCTTCACTGGTCGCGGAACTTGGTCTAGCGGATCTACTTATGCGGTGAACGATGTAGTGGTGCTAAGCGGCACATCGTATCTTGCGATTGCAGCAAGCACTAACCAGAATCCAAGCACAGCGACTGCTTACTGGATGGTGTTGGCAGCGCAGGGCGCAACTGGTTCAGGAGACGTTACAACGAACACCGCACAGACGATCACGGCATCCAAACGCGGTACTGTCACGACGGCTAACACAGCATCGTTCGACATGAACGTGACTAACAACTTCATCTGCACACCGACTGGCGCAGTGACGCTGACGTTCACCAACATCACGGCGGGTCAGTCTGGCTTCATCACCCTGGTCAATGGATCGAACTACACGATCTCGAAAGCGGCGGCTGTGAAGGTGGCAACTGGTGTGCTGACCACGCTGTCAGCGACCGGCACATACGAGCTGTCGTATCACTCGCCTGACGGTACGAATGTTTACTTGACCGCATCCGGAGCATTGGCCTAATGACGATCCTACAGCACGCGATTGCCCAGGCGCTGGCTGGATCTAGCGCGTATCAGATCTCGCGCAGTCTGCGGTTTAACAGCGCGGATAGCGCGTATCTGAATAGAACTTTTGTTTCTGGTAACGCACAAAAGTGGACATTTTCCGATTGGATTAAGCGCTCATCGTTTGGAGCATACAACCCAATCTTTGTTCCATTCTCAAGTAGCTCTCCTGGAACTAATGAAGGCATTCGTTTTACGGATACCGATAAGCTCGAAGTATTTTTCGGCAACACTTCTTCTGCTGATTTAATTACTACACAGGTATTCCGAGATCCTGGGGCATTCTTTCATTTGCTTGTAGCGGTGGACACGACGCAGGCCACTGCTGCAAATAGAATCAAAATATATATCAATGGCGTTCAAGTAACGTCATTTGCGACTGCTACATATCCAGCGCTTAACGCGACATCGCAGTTCAATACTGCCATAGCGCATTACTTAGGAAACCATCAATATGCATCGTATTTCCTTAATGGGTATATGGCAGATGTTCGTTTCATCGACGGTCAAGCCCTCGACCCTACCAACTTCGGTCAATTCGATTCCGCAACTGGTGTATGGGTTCCAATCACTTACACCGGCACATACGGCACGAACGGCTTCTGGCTGAAGCTCGATGACAACAGCGGCGTCACTGCCACCACACTCGGCAAGGACTCGTCCGGCAACGGCAACAACTGGACACCAAACAACTTCAGCGTCACCGCTGGCGTTGGCAATGACTCGCTGGTGGATAGCCCGACATGGTACGGCACGGACACGGGCGCAGGCGGCGAGGTGCGGGGGAATTACGCGACGATCAACCCACTTGATAATGCGTCCAGCTTGGTAGCTCTCACCAATGGAAACCTAGATGGGACGATCAACAACTACGGTGCGTCATACGCCACCATCGGCGTTTCGTCTGGAAAATGGTATTGGGAAGTAAAGCCGGCAAGTGGCACGGAATGGATGATCGGCATTGGAAAGATCGGCGGTCTGTACGACTACCGAGTTGCTAATGGTTACGGATATTTCAGCACAAACGGTCAAAAGTATAACTCTGGAAGCGGTGTAGCCTATGGTGCGACATACAGCTCCGCTGACACTATCGGCGTTGCCCTTGATCTTGATGCTGGAACGCTGACGTTTTACAAAAACGGCGTCAGTCAAGGAACGGCATTCACTGGATTGAGCGGTACTTATTTCCCATCGCTCCAGAATCCTGGCCCTACATCGCAGGGCTATACCTACAACTTCGGCCAGCGCCCATTCGCCTACACCGCGCCCAGCGGCTTCAAGGCGCTTTGCTCGACCAACCTGCCGACGCCTGCGATTGGGGCGAGTGCGAGTACGTTGGCGTCGAAGAACTTCAATGCTGTGCTATGGACAGGCAACGGTACAAATCCAGTCACAGTCTCCGGCGTCGGATTCCAGCCTGATCTTCTTTGGGCAAAATCGAGAAGCAATGCGTACCACCACCGAGTTGCTGATTCTGTGCGTGGCGCTGGCAGTGGCAAAATGCTTTACACGAGTTTGACTGATGTCGAAGGTAACAACGACGCTTATGGATACTTAAGCGCATTCAATTCAGACGGCTTCGTGGCTACGGCTGGCGCGACCAATAACGAGGCATTCAATACAAGTGCAGCTACTTACGTCGGCTGGGGATGGAACGCTGGCGGCTCAACTGTCACTAACACCAACGGCACGATCAGCAGTCAAGTCAGAGCGAATGCGGCTGCTGGTATTTCTGTGGTGACGTACACCGCAAACGGCGCAAACGGAGCTACTGTCGGTCATGGACTCGGCGTAGCACCAAAAATGATCATAGTTAAATCGCGCAATTACGGGCCGGCAACAAACTGGAATGTGTACCACCAATCTATAGGCGCTGCGAACACGCTGTATTTGAACGGCACAGGAGCTTCTACTGCTAACGCTACTGCGTTTAATAGCACAACCCCAGGAAGTTCAGTGTTTACGCTTGGCACAAATCTGGAGCTAAATAACAACACGTATAACTACGTCGCCTACTGCTTCGCCGAAGTCGCAGGCTTCTCCAAGTTCGGTAGCTACACCGGCAACGGTTCGGCGGATGGCCCGTTTGTTTACTGCGGGTTCAGACCAAAGTTTGTGATTTTGAAAGGCACTTCAGGAACACTTGGCTGGATCATGATTGATGCAGTAAGGAATGTGTACAACTTGGCGAATAGCTCTCTGTTTCCGCATGCAGCAGCAGCGGAAGATTCGAGCGGCACTTTCCCGGTTATAGATTTCCTGTCCAATGGCTTCAAGATCAGAAACACCGCCGTAGAAGCAAACTCAAGCAGTATTCAATTTGTGTTTGCCGCCTTTGCCGAATCCCCATTCAACTACTCCCGCGCACGATAGGAGAACAGCATGTT